AGTAGATCCAAATGCGTTGTTGTCCCAGGTGATAGGGATGCCGTTCGATAAGACGCTGTTCGTCGAGCCGGGCACTGAGGTACCGTGGGACCTGTTGCCGGCAGGCTGGCATTTCCTGGACCGGTGGGATGCAGCGGTGCCGTTGTGGAGATACGGTATTACAGCCGCACAGGTCGGATCAAAGAACGAGCGGAAACGGACACAGGAGGTGATCCGGGATCTGCGAGTACTGCTGCACGCAGTAGAACTATTGTTCGTGCGGGATAGCAAGGATGGGCGGGCGCTATTAGAGGCCTACGGAGGCGAACTGCAGAACAGCGGAGAGAAACGGCTTGCGTTTCTGCGAGCGATGTATCAGGTCAAGCCGCGGGTCTGCATCCTGCCTCGCTCGTGGCTGGCCAAAATCTACGAGCGATCGAAACTGGACGCGCGAGCTTTGGACGTGAAGGATACTCGACATACAGGGCCGAGATTGATACAAGTAGAGATCGCGCCAGGTCGATTTGTGAAGTGCAACCCGGGCGACGAGGAGCGAGTGAGGGCGATGTTGACGGGAGGGCGGCATGGGTAGAGGGCCATTGGTACGGGTGGAGCTGGAGCCGGGGCGGTTTGTGAAGATGCACCGGGAGCACGCCCGGGCGCGCGGACTGCTGCCGGATCAGCAGAAAAAGAAGCGTCGCAAGCTGGCCCGGGACAAGCGCCTGCGGCCGGTGGACGACAAACGGCAGCGGACGAATGAGCAGAAAGCCGCCCAGGCGGACGATCTGACGGAGATCCCGGGCGTGGGGCCGGCTACGGCGCAGAAACTGCGAGAGCGGGGCCTGGGGACGTTTGAGGCGCTGCGCAGCGCCGATCTGGGCGCATTTGACACGCGGACGCGGCAGGCGATCGAGGACTGGAGGGGACGCTGATGGGTATTTTCAGCCGCGGAAAACAGGCGCTGGACGAGCTGAGCAACCAGGTCAACGCGGCGCTGGAGCTGTTGGATTCTGACACGGCGGACGAGATCATCGGAGAGCAGAGCGAGGAGTACCAGGCGCTGATCCAGGCCACCAACGCGATTATGGCGATGCAGTGGGCAATGATGAAACATCACGGGTTGCGTGAGACAAAAGCGTCGCTGAAACGCGGCGCGCAGGGGCTCTCGATTGTGCTGACGATCGTCCACTACGCCTACGCCCTGGGCGTGCAGCGCGGGCGGGAGGATCGCGACGATGGGTGATTTCTGCACGGTGAGCGACGTCGAGGAGCTGCTCCAGGTGGAGATCTCCGAGGCCGACCAGGTGGCCTCGTGCGAGCGGGCGATCACGGCGGCGACGGCGGCGATCCGGAATTACACGCGGCAGTACATCGAGCGGGTGGCGGATGAGGAGATCACGCTGGATGTGGAGGCGCCGTGCTGGGAGATCGTGCTGCCGGAGACCCCGGTGATCTCAGTCTCGTCGGTGGTCGAGGACGACGAGACGCTGACGGCGGGGCGGGACGAGGATTACGTGCTGGCGCAGTACGGCATCCTGCGGCGCATGGGGCAGCGCTGGGAGGCGGGGCCCCAGATCCTGGTGGTGACGTACACCCACGGCTATTTGACGATCCCAGACGACATCGTGGACGTGTGTACGCGGTCGGCAGCGCGGATGTTCCAGGCCGGCCTGCGGGCGGCGGCGGACGACGCGGTGCCAGGGATCTCTGGCAAATCGTTGGGCGATTTCGCGGTGAATTACAGCAGCGGGGCCGGCGGCGTAGGCGAGGGCGTGATGGGCGTCAGCGCGAGCCGGGCGCTGTTGCTGAGCGAGAAAGATATCCTGGACTATTACCGGCCGGGGGCGTGATGACGGTATTCGAGTCGCTGCTCAACAACACGTTCACGGTGGAGCGCCGGGACCGCGTGAGCGATGGCCAGGGGGGTTGGATCATCGTTTACGAGGCGGGCACGGTAGTGGAGGGGCGCATCCGACCGGCGAACACCAATGAGCGGGTAGTGGCCGACTCTGAAGAGCAGCAGGTCAGCCACGTGCTGTACACCCTGGCCGGCGTGGACGTGGCGCGGGGCGACCGGGTGACGACGGGCGATCTGACGGTGGAGGTCCTGGGCATCCGGGAGCCGTCGGAGGCGGGGGAGCACTGGGAGATCGACTGCCTGGAGCGGCAATATGAGACGGTGGAGGAGATCGGCTCGTGAGTGGGGTTGTGGAGTGGCGCGCGCGCGAGGTCACGGCGCAGATCGCCGAGCAGGTGGCCGAGGATATGGCCACGGCCGGGAAAATGGTCGAGGTCGACGCGCGCCGGCGGCTATTGGCCATCCGCGAGCCGGAGTTCGGCCAGGGGTACCGGCGCGTGCTGGCACTGTACCGGCTGATAAGTTTCGTGATGCGGGAGCTGAGCACGATAACGGCTTACATCGGGATCCCTCCGGGCGAGGAGGGGAGCGATTACGGATTTTGGATCGAGGTGGGGAGCAGGACGGCCCCGGCGAACCCGTGGCTGCGCCCGGCGCTGCTGACAAATTTGAAAAACGTGATGAACCTGTTGAGCGGGCGGTGAGGATATGAGCGTGGTGACGAGCGCGGTTTACGACGTGCTGGTCGATGACGCACCGCTGACGGCGCTGCTCTCGACGTACGGCGGGGAGCCGGCGGTGTTCACGACGGAGCCGGCGCCGGGGGACGCGACAATGCCGTACATTGTGACGGCGGGCGACGTGGCCCAGGTGCCGGCGGACACGAAAACGACGCGGGGGCGGCAGGTGACGCGAGACGTGCGCTGTTACACGGCGGCCGGAGGAAGCGCGGCCACGGTGGAGAGTATCGCGGAGCGCGTGCGGACGCTCCTGCACCGGCAGGAGATCGAGATCGACGGATATGGAGTGGTTGTTGCGGAATGCTCTGGGCCCATCGCGGCCGATGAGCAAGATGCCTACGGGCGGATCGTTACCGTCCGAATGACAATTGAGGAGGTTTAAGAATGGCTATTAATGGATCGGATGTTTTGTTGCTGGTCAATACCGGCACAACGGCAGTACCAGTGTATGAGGCCGTTGGATCGCAGCGTGATGTGAGTTTCGACGAGGCGACAGAGGAGATCGATATCTCCTCGAAGGATTCACGAGCCAAACGAGTCCTGCCTGGTCGGTACAGTTCCACGCTGAGTCTGGATGCGCTGTATGTGTGGTCCGATGACGGATACCGCGCGCTGCGGGATGCGATGCGTGATGGGGAGTTGATCCTGGTCGCGCGCCAGGACGATGGTACGACGGTAGAGACAGCCGACGCTCTGATCACGTCGTTGTCTGAGAGTTTCCCCGACCAGGCGGAGGCCACAATCAGCATCTCAATGACCATCGATGGATTCTGGACGGAGTTGATATCGTGAGCGGAGCGCGGGGAGAGGGAACGATCCTAACCGACGAGCGCGGCGAGGTGCAGGTGTTATATACCAACCGAGCGTTGTTCGAGGCCGAAAAGAGCATGGGATGCAGCGTGATCGCGGCACTGCAAGGCATTCAAACGAATGAAACAGGCATCACGGAGGTGGCGCATCTCCTTCGGGCCGGGATGGAGGCAGCCCGGCGGGATGCGCGGTCTGGAGGGCGACCGATCTCGTTGAGCAACGCATTCGAGGTCTTGGACGATGCTGGATTCATAGCGGTGATCAATGTTGTAGCGGAAGCCGTCGCAGCGGTGATCAGTTACGGCGAGGAAGACGCCGACCCAAACGCGTAGACCAGGAGTGCATCGATTGGAACGTGCTCCTGGAGAGAGCGCTCAAGGCAGGACTGGGGGTCCGTGAATTCTGGGCTTTGACACCGCGAGAGACCTGGCAGATGGTCGAGGCGGCAAATTGGCGGGACTATCAGCGGCACCGGCGTGATACTTGGCTGGCGTGGCATATAGCCGCGCTCTCACGAGCGCGGCGCTTGCCGACGCTGCAACGGATGCTGGGAAGTAATAAGGCCAAACCGCTGCACGGTGATAAATTGGAGCGGCGACGACGCGAGCATCGGGAGATTATGGATCGTATCGATGTAAAGCAGATCAACGAGGCGATACGTGGCGATTGATGCACATCTAGGTCGAGCAAATGTCGCGATTCGCGCGACGATGGATAAGCTGGACAGCGATCTATCCACGGCCAAGGGCCACGTGGATGGGGCGGTGGCCCGGATCGCGCGGGGAGCGACAAAAGGATTGCAGGCGATCGGTACGGCGGCGGTCGGCGGCATCGGGGTGGCCACGACGGCAGTGGGCGGCCTGACGGCGGCGCTGGGGAAAATCACTATCGACGCGGCGCCGGTGGAGGGGCTGAGCAACGCATTCGATGGCCTGGCCGCGAGCGCGGATCGGGGCTCCGACGAGCTGCTGGAC